ACCATGATTTCAGTTAGACAAGCCAACATGTTCACTTCATGATCTGCTACGAATGCGGCTTGGTATTGATACTTCGCCAAGTGTAGAACCAATTGTGGAACAGATTGGGGCTTCAAATGATCTTGCAAACCATCATACAGTTTGCGATACAGGGCGGTAGGCTCGTTGTCAATGTTTGTTGCAACCCACTTACGGGCACCAGCATAGTCTTTTGTCTTGAGTGAGGCAATCAACTCATTCAACTGAACATCAGAAACTGATGCAAGAACACCTTTATCAATACTGCCAGAAGCACTATACCGCTGAAGCTCGTTAATAACACGGCGATTGTCGGGGAAATGTTTAGTAATAATTGCCGCAACAACTTCTCTGTCGTAATCAACTCCTTCTTCCTTAAGTATAAATTCCATTCGTTTGAAGAATTGTGTAGCCATCTTTGCCTTAGAGCCGTTGGCTTTGAGGTCCATATTCGTGCAACGAGACTGGATAGCTTCTAGGATACGAGCCTTGAAGTTACAAGTAAAAATGAATGTGCAGTTACGTGAAACTTCTTCCATCATTCCACGCAATGCTTTCTGTGCATCTGGCGTCAGGTTATCCGCTTCATCGATGATAACAACTTTACGACCACCAGTAAAAGACATGGCAGTGGCATAATTCTTAACTTGGGTCTGCATGACACCAATACCACGTTCATCTGATCCGTTGATCATCATGTAGTCGCAACCAACTTCTTCACACAAAGCCTTGGCGACAGTTGTTTTACCGATACCTGCTGTGCCAGATAGCAACATGTTCGGTATTTCTTTTTTGTTTACAAATTCCTGGAATACAGTCTTAAGATTGTCAGGAAGAATACATTCTTGGATAGTCTTAGGGCGATACTTCTCCACCCACAGCATGTGGTCTCTCATTCAAAACTCCATAATATAAAAATAACATTGTATCAGATTTTACGCCAGTTGTCATTCTCTTTGACATATAGTTTGCCATCCGGGCCCGGTACAATATTCACTGAGACATGTTTTTCTGTACCGGGTTTGTATTTCGGACCGAATCCCGTAAAGACCATGTTTCCGTAATAACTCTGTACTGGTGGCAATTCTTCACCATATGTTGCAGATATTTGCAACACAGGTTTTGTGTTGAGTTGTTCTTCTAGTTCCTTGGTTGGCAATTCATCTTGTTTATAGACGATACGTTCCTCGGCTTCTTTATAACCTGCAACACCAGCCAAAAAAAGGCCTGTTAATCCCAGGCCTTTTGCAAAGTTTCTACGGGATTCTTCCATCACTTAACCTCGTTTAGAGATTCAACAAGTGCTTCAAAGTCTTTGAACTCTGCTACTTCTTCCTGTAGAGACTGTGAGTATTGTACCTTGGCAATTCTACGTACCAGTTTCTTGGGAAGTTTAAGTTCATCGTGAGCCAAACCGATGATATCAGACATGGACTCATTCGTGGACTTAACTCTGGTCATGCAGACCACAATTTCATCAACATAACCCTTGAGTGCTTTTAGTTGTTTTTCATCCAATGTGGCATGTAGTGTTTGTACCTTATTGACCACGAAGTTCTCCTTGGATCTTGCCGATCACAGAAAGAATATCCTCTGTGGTGACAACATTACCGTTCAAAAGATTGATAGCGGTAACTTGCACGCCAGATTCGGTCTTAGACTGGAAAACAACCGCGACTTGTGTTGGGTTGACCCAGAATTGATTGCCTGTTTCGGCATCTTCAAATGCTAGTAACATGATTAGTATGTGCTTTCTGTGCCTTCAAAGGCTACAAAGTATTGAATATCGTCCTTGGTGTTTTGGAATCGAGCGAATCCCTTGAAAGAGATTTCGACTTGATAGTCACCTTGGAGCATCTTAAAGTTTTCGGTCTTGAAAACAATCTTGTAGGCATGGCCATTGCCTTCACCCACTTCAATCAACATCTTATCCAATGCATCATCCTTTGTGTCGCCAGCAACAAGAGATACTTTGTCACCATCGGATACAACAGAGATGTTAGGAGAGCTAAGAACGTTAACCGCCTTCATAATGTCAGCATAGTCATCAGCAGACATGATGAATGAACAATCAACCTTGTCCATCTTAATGTCCTTATCAGGAGGAGTCAAGATAGCATCACGTGCCGCAGGCGTGAAGATGTAACGGCGGCGACCAGAGGACATTGTAACTCGATTGTCACTTTCAAATGTCATCTCTGCGGAGTCCTTGAACATAGCATGGCTAGCCAAGAACTTGTTTAGATCATACACACAGAAGCTTTTTGGGAAATCATCTTTGATGTTTGCTTGTGCCCATACAGCCTTGGTTGTAGAAATTGTGGATAGCTTATTACCTTGCTTGAACTCCAAGTTCTGGTTGATGCCAGAGAAATTCTTCAAGATAGCAATTGTTTCACTAGACAGTTTCATTTTTTATCCTTATCATTATAAATTACGTCCCTTTCATACAGGAACATCAAACAGCACATCGCATGTGCTAAGTGGTGAATACCAGATTCTGGGTCCAGTTGCTCACCTTTTTTCCATGCCCACACATGTCTCTGTAGAGCATCGTAGTATCTACGAGGACCATCTTCAACATAAATCCAGTTGTTGCGTTCATACTTCTGGGCACCAAAAGTCAACACTTTAACCGTTTCTTCTAGTGCATGTGGAGGAAGTAAACCATATTCTAGTTTACCTCCATCAAACTTGCGACCAAGAGGCGGCTGAACTGTTTCAACCTCATCTGATTGGGGCATTTTACATTTCTCCAACGAAATTGGCAACCGCTGGCATGTCACCTTGGAAGTGATATGTGCCGATGTGTGCAGTTCTCATCCATGGACATAGCCAAATTTGTCCGCCAGCTTTACGATACAACTGACAGAACATGTAATCTTCAGACAAGTAACGATCTGAACCACCGCCTGTTGCGGAATCCACAGTGTCAATCATTGTGTCGAAGTATGCATGGATGTAACGTGAGCCATCAAAGTGTGCTTGGCCTACGTGGTCTGGACGATAGCGCAATTGTGGATAGGCTTCTTCCATAACCTTAAACACTTCACGTTTTACCATCATGAAACCAGTTCCAATCTCTAGGACTTCCAATGGCTCAGTGACGTTGAATTGTGCAGTGCCTTTAACTGGGTTAAACACAAAGTCACCAGCAACTTTCTCCAAAGTAGGAGCATCCAACTCAGGATTCTTTTCAATTGCTTTCTTAACGGCACGCCACTTAATTGCTTTCTTAGGGTAAGGTCCGCCAATAACGTCCTTGTCGAGTGCCAACATGGCGATAACATCTTGTGGATTGAAGTTGATATCTGAGTCGATAAACAACAGGTGTGTGCAATCCGAACGATTCAGGAATTCATCAACCAAATAGTTTCTTGCACGTGTGATCAGGGATTCGTTGAACAAGAATGAAAACTTAACTTGGATACCGTATTGCATACAGAGTCCCTGCAAGTCAAGACAAGCTTTCATGTAAAGCCCATGATTCATTCCACCATACATTGGCGTAGCAACGAAAATACTATTCTTTTTCAAATCGTCTGCTTTAATAGATATTTCCATAATATTTCCAAGTTATAAAAAATGGGGGGAACCCCGAAGGGTTCCGGTCAATTAAACCAAAGATGCGCCGGTAGACAATGCTGCCTTAACCAGGGCTTTAGTTGGAGTACCAAGACGGTAGAAATTGATTTTCTTGCCGTTGACTTTCTTGGTGTTGGTATAAATGCAATGTCCCTCTTGACGCAGTTCTTCGATACGTGCGGAAACGTTCTTGATGCCAAAACGGTTTTGTGCGGACTTAACAGTGAATGTGTTGTAGCCGCCTGTCTGTTTCAAAGCATTCAGGATGCGGGTTTTTGCGGATGTGTTGCTCATAATATAAACTCCTAAAGTTAAAAATACTACATTGCGTAGTAATCATCATTATACAAGTATGTATTAGACATGTCAATGTCCATAACGGTATACTTGCATTATCTACCAACTTGTGGCAAATACTTAGCCTTGGTTTCTTCCCAGGACAAATAAATCAAATCGTCATAGAACAAGGAATCATAGGACACGTTGTTCTTCTTTTGTAGCTGTCGGATACGACCCTTAGCATATTTGGTTTTCCAAATGTTTACCAATGCCTCTTCGGAAGTGTCAAAGGATTTCAACAGTTTATCTTCTGTAATTTGCTTACACAGAAAATCATTTGTATTATCATACAACGGAGAGAAATAAATGCCACGTTGGTGTTCGGTACGGATAAGTTTCTTGTCAATGCCAAGTTTACCATAGGCAAAATTCAATGAACGATTCTTGTGGTCACGTTTGTATGGAAGACCCTGTGGGTTTTTTGCTTCCCACCATTCAAAGTATTTACGGTTATAGTTCTCTTTGATCCATGCATATACACGGTTTGCAGTCTCACGCTTAGGTTCAAACGCAACAGAACCGCTGGAGAAACCCATCTTGTTCCAGTGTTCAAGCCCATCATACTGGGACAAGCCGCCAGCTTTAGTTTTGCCGTAGAGTGACGTAGTGGTTACACCAACAAGAACATCACCATAGCGTTCTTTCCAGTCTTTCTGAACTGTATCTGCAAGGCACAACAGAGCCAATAATTTACCACCCATGTAATTGTAACCAAGTG